GTTTACCGTTGATTATACGGACAGCGAGATAGCCGACGATCCGGCACAGCACAAGCAGAGCCATGTTCTTGAGTTGCTGGATGCCGGGAGATGGACGGGGAACATTGTTGCCCTGCCCAATAACAGAGTTAGGGTTACGCATCCCGCGTGGTTTGAGACGGGCGAAGGCGCCCCAGACTTCAGGCCATCCCAGCACATCCACTACTCTAAGTCGGATCTGGATTACACGCTGGATGTAAACAGAGTATTCAACAACCTATATGCAGGTGCCGAAGATGAAGATGAAGAGTAAAGGTTATGCCAAGGGCGGTAAGCTCAAGATGGTTGAAAAGGACGGCAAAGAAGTTCCTTTTTTCGCCGCTGATGGCAAAGGCAAGATGGCTAAAGGCGGGATGACGCCAAAGACCAAAGGCTATTACAAGGGCGGCAAGGTGATGAAGCCCAAGGGAATGGCTAAAGGCGGCATGACTCGCGGTTGCGGAGCGGCAACCAAGGGAACCAAACACTCGAACAAAATGGGCTAATCATGGCCATAGATAAACTCAGCACCCCATTCGACCCTGCCGAGGTTGATGACGAAGCGATTGAGATCGTCATAGAAGACCCGGAGTCCGTCAGCATTTTTGACGAAGAGGGCGGGATGATTATTGACTTTGACCCAGACGCTGGAGAGCCGATGGGCATGTCCCATGACTCCAATCTTGCTGAGTTTATGGGCGAGTCCGAACTCGACATTCTGTCACATGAGCTTATTGCTCAGTTTGAGTCGGACCGCCAAAGCCGAGCTGACTGGGAGGACTCCTATATTAGGGGCCTAGACCTGCTCGGTTTGAAGTTTGAGGATAGATCGACTCCTTGGGAGGGCGCCTGCGGCGTATTCCACCCAATGCTGTCAGAGGCGGTAATCCGCTTCCAAGCGCAGACGATCCAAGAGATTTACCCTGCTAGCGGCCCAGTAAAGACCTCTATCGTAGGGAAGATTGACGAAGAAAAAACCAAGCAGGCGCATCGGGTCGAGAATTACCTCAACTACCTGATAACCCAGCGCATGACTGAGTACCGAACCGAGACCGAGAAGCTATTGTTCTCGCTCCCAATCGCGGGCTCTGCATTCCGTAAAGTGTGCTATGATCCCAGCTTGGGACGCCCCTGCGCCATGTTTGTACCGGCGGAGGACTTTGTGGTCAGCTACGGCGCGTCAGATTTATCGACCTGTCAACGCGCCACCCATATCATGAAGAGAACGTCGAACGATATTCGGAAGCTACAAGTAGCTGGCTTCTACATGAATGTCGATCTTCCGCCGCCTTCACCCGATATTTCAGAGATTCAGCAGAAGTACAACCGATTAACGGGCGACTCTGAGAACTACGAGGTTGACAACCGGCACACCCTGCTGGAGATGCACGTAGATCTTGATCTGCCCGGATTTGAAGACACAGACAAAGGCGAACCGACAGGCATCGCACTTCCCTACGTTGTTACCATTGATAAGTCGTCCAGAACGATTCTTTCAGTGCGTCGCAACTGGTACGAAGACGATCCCAAGAAACTTCGCCGAGAGCACTATGTGCACTACCAGTACCTGCCCGGACTAGGTTTCTACGGGTTCGGTCTTGTGCACATGATCGGCGGCCTATCGAAGTCAGCGACATCGCTACTCCGACAGCTCGTCGACGCTGGAACCCTTGCCAACCTACCGGGAGGTTTGAAGTCACGCGGACTGCGTATAAAGGGGGACGATACCCCTATTATGCCGGGCGAATTCCGCGATGTTGACGTTCCGGGTGGAGCAATCCGCGACAACATCACCTTCCTGCCTTACAAGGAACCAAGCAATGTGCTGTATCAACTGCTTGGCGATATCGTTCAAGAGGGGCGAAGGTTCGCGTCAGCGGCAGATGTTAAAGCGTCCGATATTAACGGCGAAGCTCCGGTTGGCACCACGCTTGCAGTTTTAGAAAGAGAGATGAAGGTTATGAGCGCGGTTCAAAGCCGTGTTCATGCGTCAGTCTCTAAAGAATTAAAAATCCTGTCAGAACTTGTTAAAGATTACGGGCCGGATGTTTATCCTTACGATAAGGACAGCGACCCTGTCGTCAAGGAAGATTTTGATGATCGCGTTGACATTATCCCTGTCAGCGATCCAAACGCGGGCACTATGGCCCAGCGCATCATGCAGTATCAGGCGGCACTTCAACTGGCGGCACAAGCCCCACAGATGTACGACATGCCCCTGCTTCACCGTCAGATGCTAGACGTTCTTGGCATTCAAGACGCAGACAAGATCGTGCCGACGGAAAACGACATAAAGCCGACGGACCCTGTCACGGAGAACATGAACATCATCAACGGCGAGCCGGTGAAGGCGTTCATCTACCAAGACCACGAGGCTCACATCAAGGTTCACATGTCAGCAATGCAGAACCCAGAGCTTATGTCCCTCGTCGAACAGGCGCCCAATGCACAGGCAATGCAGGCGGCTATGTCAGCCCATATTGCAGAGCACGTCGCCTTCGAGTACCGAGCAAAGATCGAGAAGGAGCTTGGCATCGAGTTGCCACCTCCGAGCGAGCCTCTACCAGAAGATATCGAGTTGCGTATTTCTCGCCTCGTTGCACCAGCCGCCGCACAACTCACCGGCAAGGCGCAACAGATGGAGCAGGCAGAGAAGAACGCAGAACAGCAACAAGACCCGATTGTGCAGATGCAACAACGCGAACTCGCCATCAAGGAGCAGGCCGCTATGGCTAAGGCTCAGACAGAGATGGCGAAGATCCAAGCAGACCTTGAAAAGACCCGTGGAAAAACCATGGTCGATCTCCAGAGAATGGAGCAACAGGAGCGGATCGAGAGCGCGAGACTGGCATCTAAGATGCAGTTGCAGGACAAGAAAGACGAGTCCCAGCAAGAGATTGAAGGATTTAAAGCCGGATTTAATCTTGTACGGGACTTAATAGATGAGTAAACACGCTACAAATAACTTGTTAAAGGCATTACAAGTAGAGTATCGTAACCACATGAATGAGTTAACCGACCACATGGCGTGTGGCGGTTGTAAAGACATGAGCGAATACTCTCGATGTGTAGGCATTATTGAAGGACTTGCCTACGCCGAGCGAGCGTTGCTGGACCTGAACGACAGGCTAGAGCGCGACTAATACGCTACAAAGGGTAGCGCATGGCGACACCGGACGCCTTTATCTGGTGCAGGAATAGGAATTATGACAACAGAGCAGAAGACTGCGAGTCAACTACCTGATCCCAAGGGATACAAAATCCTTATAGCCCTGCCAGAGCCCGACGAAAAAACCGAGGGCGGCATACTCAAGGCAAAGCAAACGATGGATGTCGAAGAAGTCGGCTCTATCTGCGGTTTTGTTTTGAAGCTGGGCACAGACGCCTACAGAGATGAGAGCCGTTTCCCGAATGGCCCTTATTGCAAGGAGGGCGACTGGGTCATGATGCGATCCTACAGCGGAACGCGATTTAAGATTCATGGCAAGGAGTTTCGCCTCATTAACGACGATAGTGTTGAGGCGGTTGTTGAAGATCCTAGGGGGATTCAAAAGGTATGAGCGAAGAGCAAATCGAACAGCACTCTGCTGAAGAAAAATTCTTCGGTGTTAAGACGACCTTTAGCAAAGAGAAAAAGGAAGCGTCTGACATTGACATCGAGATTGTTGATGATCGACCTGAAGAGGACCGACGGCCACCTCAGAAAGAGGAGGTGGTAAAAGCTGAAGAATCCGAAAGCGACGATGAAGAGCTTGAGGGTTACAGCGAAAAGGTCAAGAAGCGAATCAACAAGCTACGCTATCAACAACATGAAGAGCGGCGCAAGCGCGAAGAAGCAGAGCGCATGCGTGAAGAGGCAATTCGTGTTGCACAGCAATACGCTGACCAGAGCAAGCAGTATCAGCAGATCATCTCTCAGGGGGAGCAAACCCTTGTTGAGCAGATCCGGGCTCGGGCAGAACTGACGCTACAGCAGGCGAAAGATCGCTACCGAGTTGCCTACGAAGAAGGTAACACGGATAAAGTGCTGGAGGCGCAAGAAGCGCTTATGAACGCGCAGGCCGAGATGAAGTCGGCTGACTACCAACTGAACCAGCTAAAGAACCGGCCAAAGCAGGTTGAAAGACCGCAACAGCAGGCTCAACAGCAACCCCAGCAGGCACAGACTCAGCGGCAAAAGCCGCCGGAGCCTAGCCCGAAGGCGGTTCAGTGGGCCGAGGATAACCCTTGGTTTGGAAAGGAAAAAGACATGACAGCTCTGGCGTATGGCGTCCATGAGCGTCTTGTCAGGGCTGAGGGCGTTGACCCTAATTCCGACGAGTATTACGAAGCGATTGATCGCACCATGCGATCTAAGTTTCCAGAATACTTCGGAGAGGACGATAGTGGCTCAGACGTTAAGTCTTCCTCGACCTCCCGAAGCCCCTCCGTGGTGGTGGCCCCCTCTCAGAGGAACAATGGAGCCAAGCCACGCAAATTGAGGTTGAGCCGCACCCAAATCGCTCTCGCAAAGCGACTAGGGCTTACCCCAGAACAGTATGCCAACCAGCTCATTAAGGAGTCATAAAATGGCAGAACAGCGCACACCCCGGTCTTCAGAGGCCAGAGAAGCAGATCAGCGTCCCACTGATTCGTGGAAGCCAGCATCCGTACTACCAACGCCAGATCCGCAAGACGGCTGGGTATTTCGTTGGGTACGCAC